TCAAGGAACTCTACTGGTAGGGGCGGCTCTTCTTTATAGTTCTTTGAGTTTGGCATGCGTAGTATACGTACCACGTCAGCAGTGACTGCAGGGTCAGCAAGTAATCCGTTCTCAGAACAGCATCGTTTTAGTCTGTCGGCTTCTACAAGCCATTGCTCCGCCGAAACTGCTTCGGTAAGAGGCCAATATACATGCACGCCTCGACCACTGTTAATCATTAAGGGTTTAGGTAGCGACAGCTTCTTACAGAAATCACGTACTGCAGATACTGCGGCTTCTTTGGTAGGGTATTCGTATGTTGGTCCACAATCCAAGTCGAGGAAGAAAGACTTCAACTCGTGTGCGTTCGTGCCTTTGCGTCCCGCATCTTTGGTTGGTTCTTTAAACGTGCTTAAAGCAAAATAGGTGTTCAATCCGTCTGCTATAAACTTACGTGTAGCTCTTTCTGTGTCTTCAATAGTATCGTAAAACTTCTGTTTACGTACGGCACCTTTAGCGGCGAACACGCAATAGTGTCCTGACTCGCTAAGTAATCCTTTTAAAAAATCTAAATTATTCATTGCTACTGCTCCAAAAATATGTTGCGGCGGGCTCTCGAAAGGGTAACAAACCCGCCGCAACTGCCTATCGTTAAACTAGGTGACTGACCCCTCAGTCGTCCCAGTTATCTACGATAGACGCAAGATCAGCCTCGTTAGCAGAGGGAGCAACTACCTCTTTTTTCTTGGCGACCTTTACTGGTTCGGGCATTTCATCCACTTCAACAGGAGCAGAAGCAGTCACATCCCCGAATATTACAGATGGATCATCTTCATCAAGAGAAAAACCTTCTTGCGCATCAAACGGAGAATGTTGTTTCTTATCCGCCAATGTTATAACTTGCACAGCTTTTAGCCGTAAAGACACACCATGAGTAGACATACTGTACGGTACAAGCGTTACTCCCATGTTCACGATACTACCGTGTGTGAGTTCAAAGTCAGAAGGTAGTCTTCTATTCTTTGCGTCAACCTGTAGAGGCTTTTCGGTAATCACACCGGAATACTGACCCTTTAATTGAGCAGAGCCAATATACTTACCATCTGCGTCTTTTTCAAACACTTCAGTAGGCTTTGGCATTTCAGGCCAGTTTGGGTCTGCCGCTTCCTTGTATGCGACTACCATAGCCGTATACAATTCTTTCGCTTGTGCATCATTCATACGAAACTTTGTCTCGTACTTTGCGTTCTCTTCGGTAGGGCCACAAGGCACTGTCTTCCCTTTAGGGGGAACACTCCTATCAAACCTGTATGTTTGATTGAGACGTGGGTAATGGGCTTCGACGCCCTTAATTAGTTGTAGTTGTTTGGCTACTGCCATAAGTCTTCTCCTTTGTTATATTCAAAACCGCTTACTTCTGTAAACGGAGAGCTATCCCTTGCGGTTTCTAGTTGAACCGACATGGTCTGTAACGTAGCTGTACTTGCCGCACGGCTACTTTTTTGTTCAATCGCCTTATTAAGTTCTTGTTCGTTAAGCGCACGTACAGCTTTAAAAAACAGTTTAGGTGTCTCAGACTTTTCGTCAAAACGTACCCGTGTAACCACCGATATTGACGAAGTTTTGTGCTTGTGTAAGTACTTAGCGTAACCCTGCATAGACATATCACCTTTCTGGTCTTTACCAAAAATAGATGTAGCGGGAATACGCATCTGATAAACTGTATCCATATGACCTTCTAATACAACAGCTAGACGTTGCGAATACCTACAAGCTCGGCCTCCACCGATACTTGAACCTTTAATGTTTTGTCGGCAGTCCATACAGCGGTTAGCTTGCTTTTGGCCTGTCGGAACATCTTTGGATGGTATCTGCGTGTCTGGCGACCAACATGTCGGGGCAGATGGGTTTGCTGGATCGTACGCACCTTCATAGTAAGTGCGAGCCAACTTTGCGGCGTTCACTATAATTAAATCTAATGGGCCATCACTTACGCTGACGTGCTCGCCGTCAATGGATTGGTGGAAACGTCCACCACGGAGACTAATCCGATTGGGATTATCACCACTCCCGAAAGTTGATTGGCCTACCATCAACTATTCTCCTTTCGTTTTTGAGGCTTCTTTGTGAGCCTTATTGGTTTTAGAAGCTAATGCCGCTTCCACTTCATCGAGCCGAAACCGGTAGATATCGCCTACCTTTATGTAACTACTCGCAGGGATTTCACCTGTGTACACCCACTTGCGAATTGTAGATAGGGACACTTGGAAGTAGTCCACTACAGTATTTATATTCACATATGGCGATTCAATATCACTCATTTTTTCCTCACAGAGATTGCGTACTCAGAATCCACATTAAGACCTGCCGGAACTAGGTCAGGGTTTTCCTCAATGAACTGACGTACATGGGTTTGATTTAAACGCTTCTCGAAAAACTCAGGGAGCTCATTTTCCATAATAAACTTGTGCATGGATTCCCAGTCGCTTGTCCAATACCGTTGCTTGACAGTGCGGTAGAACAGACCCGAAGCAGTGCGTACACTATCAACTTCGTGTTCTTTGCAATATCCCAACAAAGCAAGTTTTACCTTGTCTTGCTGTTCACGGAGCTTACTCTCTTCCTCTTTATATTTGGAAGTTAGCTCCGAACGTTTGTCGCGTATCTTAGTGTACGCCTTAACTAACTTGTCTACTGACACAGCCATATTGTTCTCCGTTTTATACTTGTGTTACCGTCATATACTACTGTATGGTAGTTAGTCAAGTATTTCTTTATATAAATCTATCATTGCAGTGTGTATGTTTATACGCTCGTCTAGCATGCGGTAAATACGTTTTTCCGCGGCAGACCCTGCCAACTGAATTACAGTACACTTATGCACCTGACCTGCACGATGAATACGTGCGTTAGCCTGTAGGTAAGTCTCCAAAGAAGAAGTTGGCCCCCACCATACTATTGTGTTCGCCGCAGTCAAGGTCACACCGTGCGCGGCAGACTGTGGCTGAACCACTAGCACCTTCGGGTCAGATGTCGTCTGGAACCTATCGAATATAGCCGTTCGGTTAGCCGCAGAGACATCTCCTCGTATAACCTCACACGTAACGCCGTCATTCCGTAGCTTCTGCACGACCATATCTATAGTATGTCGGAACGGCACGAACACAATTAGTTTTTGACTACTCTCGTCAATGGTTTCCCTTAACGCTTGGTATCGACTTTTGATGTCAAACTCTATCGAATCTCCATCGTCAGTATATACTGCCCCTGCGCTAATCTGCAGTAGCTTGTTCATATTGATCGCGGCGTTAGCCGAAGTCACGGACTCTCCTGCTACCTGCATCAGCATTTGTTTGCGCAGTGTTTCGTAGTACTTCTTCTGTTGTGGGGTCATTTCGACGAAGCGTTTGGTGTAGACCATGTCTGGCAGGTCAAGGCACTCGTCTTTGGTAAACCTAATCGCGGGTTGCAGTACTTGAAACACTGTATCCTTAGATGTCTCTTTCGGTTTGTAGGTAAACTGCGTAATCTTGTGCATAACCATATCTCTCCATGCACCAAAGAACCTCGGTACTGAAAGAGGGTTCACAAGTTTAGCTAGGCCGTAGGCATCAACTGGACTTTGTGCGGCGGGTGTACCTGTCATCATCCATAACCAATCGTCTTCCTTGATTAGTTTGTTTAGTGTCTTCCACCGTTTTGTCTGTGCGTTCTTGTAGTGTGTAGCCTCGTCAACGATGAACAGATCAAATCCACCTGCCGCAATCTCGTCTCTAACAACTTCAACACCATCGTAGTTTATGATTACGAACTCAGCACCGCTGTTTATTATTTTCTTGCGTTTCTGTTTGCTCCCGTGCGCTACATCTACTGTGCGGTGCATAGCAAAAGAGAATAAATCGTTGCGCCATGCGCTGTCCATAATCGACAAAGGGCATACAACAAGCACGCGTTTAACTTTGCCTTGGGTCATAAGATAGTCTGCCGCCCATATGGCTGATGCAGTTTTACCTGTACCCTGCTCGTTAAAGCAAAAGGATTTCTTGTTCAGTGTCATAAAAGACGCGGTGTCTTTCTGGTGGTCGAATGGCGTGTATTGCCCCGGCCAACTGTACCGTTTTGTAATCGGTGATGGTACATTTATATTTAACGAACGCAGGGATAGAACTTCATCTAACCCCCACTTTACGACGACCTTGTTCATAGGTAGCTCCCTGCTGTTGGGGATAGCTGTTGTTATTTGCTTTGGGTTACGTACCCGTAGCATTATTGCTTTATCCCTCAAAATTTCCATGTTGTTCTCCGTAGTAGTGAGTCACTACCTTTTTTTCTTGGGGCTGCTCATAGCACCACCCGCGGCTCGATTTTTCTTACGGCTCTGGACTTTGTACCCGTCCTTGTTTGTGCCGCCTTTACTTAGTGCCTTCTTGTGAGCGATATCTTTACCTTCTCTCTTGTCGGCTTTGCCGTTCTTATTGGCATCTTTACCTTTCTTATCCATCGCACGTCTGGCGCGTTGTCGCTCCATACGAGCTTCGTGTTCTCCTCTTGCTTTCTGCTGTTGATATTCTTTTTTATATGGGCGGGGTTTATTTACATAGGGCATCGGCTCTACCTTTCGCTACTCGGGCGGTTTGTCTGCTAGATATATTGTGTATTATACCTAACTCCTGTTGTTTTGCACGTATCTTTGCGTGTGTGTGACCCGCTTGCGCTACTAGGTCCATATAGAAATGGACTGTGTTAGCGTCTTCACACCTATCTTTTTTCTTTAGTCGTTTTCGTATCTTAGCTAAATCGTCTAACCGCGTAAGTTTAAACTTTTTAGATATAGGTATATCCCGCATAGCGTTTGAAACTGCAGGGGTAGCTGTTTTAATTGCGTTTGTAATATCTACCAACTTCACTACTAACTTCAGAACTCTAGGATCGTAAGCAACCTGCTCTCCACAATTACGTTGGTTTGCCACAATAGCCGCCAACTTGTTTACAGGAGTATTGCAGAAATAAAAATGATCCCAATCAACCACCATTAGTTTGCTCCATTATGGGGACACTCAACTACTTGACAGTGCCGTTTACACAGACCAGATGGCTTTGGATTCCAAACATCCACCTCGAACGCTTTCTCCATCTTAGCATAGTTTGCTAACCATTTCCCCCATAGAAGTTGCTGTAAGTCTAT